CACCAGCCTGTTTATACGGGCCAGATTCAGTCCAATAAGGGCATTGACCGCCCTGTTTTTCAGATTTCCATCTTCACTCAGAAGATAGAAGACGGTTTCACAATATCCAATGAGATATTACAATCGTTACATGGTTATAGCGGTATGTTAGGTGATCCATTGGATGGCGGTTTCTTTATCGCCAAAGCTGATGTGTATTGGCTTTACAACAGCTATAACAACGAAGAAAATATGGCGCAAATCTTTTTAGATTGCACTATTGATATTCCAGCATAAGACAAATTTCTTAACTCTTTGAAGGAAACTCAAAATGGCCTTAATTAACAAAATTCTCCCCGGTTATACGGCAACCCTATGGATGCAAGAAGCCAATGACCCTACAGCATTGTCTGATGCCGCATTAGGTACTTGGGCAAGTGTCGAGCCAATCATTGGTACAGAAGCTGGTGGTCTTGGTACTACTGGTATCTTTGTTCCAGTGGAAGCCGTGCCAGCCTTCGGTGCTGACGATGCTTTTGCCGCTTACTCAGTGGCTGGTGCTCGTACAGGCGCGAAAATCACTACACAAAACCAAGTGACTTCGCTGACCATTACTGCTGCATGGAATCCTGCTGACGCTGCTCAGTTGCTGGTTCGTGATGACGGCTATAACGGCACAATCATCCGCACTTATGTTATTGCTGTTTATGACGGTACAGACACTGTTGCTTATGCCTTTAACGCTCGAGTTGGTGGCTTGCAGTGGGACATGTCTCCTTCTGCTGAAGGTAAGTTCATCTTCACTATCCACCCAGTTGGTGGCTTGAGCTACGGCTGGTCTAATAGCTGATAAAACATGACTACGACAATAAAAGACAATACAGACCTGTTGAGTTTCCTAGTAGCCCAATCCGATTCCTCAAAGAATTGGTTTGGGTTCACTCAACAACGGATTACTGCTATTACATTGGCGCATGACATTGCTCGGCATCATGCCGATAAACTCACTCCTGCTCAAGCGGTGGAATATGCCATTGAGTTGAACGAAGTGATATATCACAAGATTATTAAGACAGCAAAATAAAGGAAAGATATGACAAGACTAAGTTCTGCCTTTGGCAGTAAATACAGCACAGAAGCTTTAAGGACTAAAACCTTTGAACTTGCTGGACACATATTTAAAGTTCGCATCCCTTTGACAAAAGAGATGGATGAGATACAAGAGCGAGTCATTAAATTCGATGAGGCAGAATTGCAAACTCGATTTGATAAGATGACTGCAAGCTTTAGAGTTGGTGAGCCTGTTGAAGGCATTGTTATTACAGACAATGATGTCACGGTTGATGGTCGTTCCACCAAAGACCTTGTTGAAACTACGCTCATCACAGAAAACCGAATTGTTGAATTTATCAAGCTGCTTGTGCCTGAAGAAGGTACGCTTGATGAACTGACCTATGCAGATGTAGATGCTGAATGGCCTATTCAGGTACAGCTTGAGCTTTTAGCCAAGATTACCGAAGCCATCCAGCCCGGATATAAGGCTTCACGGGGAAACTAATACAGGACATTCACCGGCAAGCTAGGGCTTACATATATGCCCACGGTGGGTGTCCTGATGAGATTCCTGTGGACGATATGACAAACATAGAGATTATGTTGTCGGATGGCATGATAGGAAACAAGGCCACATTGGTGGCTTTAAGTTCCTTGACCACGGGCAATTTAAACTCGAAAATAGCGAAGACGGCAAAGCCATTTGAGATGAAGGATGTCTTGCCATCAACGCATGAATATATTGTCCCGCCTCTTACTGAAGAAGAGCAGAAAGCAGAGGTCAACAACAAGTTGACAGCTTTCATTAGTATGATGCCGGGGTCAGCGGAGTTCTTGAAAGTGTAAAATGGCCTATGTCCCCCAACCGCTAACCTTTGAATTAGAAGGTTTTGCTGAATTTGAGCAACAGCTAAAACAAATGGCTGAAGGTTTTAGGGGTGATTTAGTCGCTAAAAATACACTTGTTCCATCTGCAAAAATAGCAATGGAATCTGTTTTTAATTCTGCACAAAGTATGGCTCCTGTTGGTGACAAGCCTAGGGACGCTAAAAACCCTTTTCACATGCGCGATACCATCCGTCTGGATGCCCGTATTCCTACGGAAAAAGACAAGCGAAGCGAATATGTTAATGAGAGTGATGCAGCCATTGCCGTGGTTTCTGTAAAGAAAAGTGCTGTTTCGCTTGCTCAAGAGTTTGGTACTTCCAAAATAGCTGGACAACCTTTTTTGCGACCAGCCTTGCAACAAAACGCTGGAACTGTCCTAACCGTTCTAAAATCTCAACTGGCTTCGCGGATTCCAGATTACGCTGCCAAGCTGGCTAGAAAGAGGAAATAATGGCTTCACAAAATATTGCCCGATTAGGTGTTGTCCTTGGATTGGACACGGCTGAATTTACCGCTTCTATTGACAAAGCCATTTCTGAGAATGCCAAGCTCAAGAATGCTATTAGGCGGGATACTAATGCCGCTGCTGCCGAAGTTAAAAATCTAGTTTACGCCACAGAAGATTACGGTAAAGCACTTACCAGAGTGCAGATGATTGAGCGTGAGACAACTTCTGGTCGCTTTATGAACGCGACTAAGGAGATGAAGCAGTTGCTTTTGGAAAAGGCTAAAGCTTATGACGCTGTAGCTGGCGCGACAACAAAGGCCACTGCTGCTCAATTCAAGATGAATGAGCAACAAAAGATTCAGTTGACTTATCAGACCACTGACTTGTTTACTCAGCTTGCCTCTGGTCAAAGTCCATTGATTGCCATCATTCAGCAGGGCGGTCAATTGAAGGACGCTATGGGTGGCGTTGGCAACATGTTTAAGGCCATTGGCTCCCTATTCACGCCTATGCGATTGGCTATTGGTGGCGTGACTGCTGCTATGGGTGCTCTTGCGTTTGCTGCATACAAAGGCCGTGATGAGTTTGATAAGTTCAATGACACATTGACTTTGACGGGCAACTATGCCGGCATCAGTGCTCATCAGTTTATTCAGATGTCCACTCAGTTGGCACAAGCAACCAATATGACGGTTGGTTCAGCCAGAGATGCCTTGAGTGCTGTTGTTGGCTCTGGTAAGTTTGCAGAGAAGTCTTTAAGTTCTGTTACTCAAGCTGTTTTGCAATACGCACAGATTGCTGGCGTAGATGCTGCGACTGCTGCTGATAAATTAATGAGTGGTTTGGATGGAAGTGCTTCTGGTGCTAAATCATTGAACCAGCAAATGAACTTTTTGACTTTATCTCAGTACAAACAGATTGAGGCTTTAGAGAAGGCTGGTAAACAACAAGACGCTGCCAAGATTGCTGCCGATGCATTGAACACTCAATTGGCTCGTCAAAGACGCGAATTGGGTACGCTTGAAAGTGCTTGGCAAACTATTAAAAATACTGTCAGTGATTTTTGGGATTTACTTAAATCTATTGGTAGACCAGAAACTACAAGCCAAGTTATTGCTGGACTTGATAAACAAATTTCTGCTGTTCAAGCAAAAATGGAAGGTGGTGATAGTCCATTTGCAAAGATGCAACAGAAAGAGTTGCAAGCACTTAAAGATAAGCGTGAAACTTTGCTTGAGACTATGCGTCTTGAGGCTAGGTCTAAAGCTGCTGGTGATGTAGGTAATGACAAACAGAAAATTGAAGACTACGCTGCTGCTGGTGGTATTGCTAAAGCCCGTCAATATGCTGATGAGATTGCTAAAGCAGAAGCTAAAGCCAGAATGGCTGTTGCAATGGCAACGGCTAATGACATGCAGAAAGTTGATTTAGAGGCTCAAACAAAGATTGCTGAAGCTCGTTCTGAATTGAATAGAAGGAACGAAGAAGAGCGCGGTGTCTTTTCTGTACAAAATCAAAAATTACTTACAGCTAAACTTGCAGAGATTGAAGCTGACCGAGCAAATAAGATTCGTGAGATTAAGTTAAAGGCTTCTATTAAAGAGCAAGAACAGTTGATGCAGATTCAAGAAGAAGCTTCGATGGGTGAGTCTGCTAGATTAAATGACATTTATGAAATTCGTAAAAAGCTTGCAGGAGAAACAATTTCTAAGCGTGAAGAACTTGCTTATAACACCAAGCTTGCTGAACTAGAAATGTCTATGATTTATGCAAGTGAAAAAGAAGTCTCTCTTGCTAAATTGCGTTTAGAAACTGAAAGAGAACTTGCTGAATTAAAGAAGCTTAATTTGGATACAGTAGACCAAGCTATATTTGAAAAGCAAATTCTTGATACTGCCAAATTAAAAGAAAACTTTATTGGCTTGCAAGATAGCATGAAAAGAATTCAGCAAATGTCTGATTCTGTTTGGAATAACATGTCTTCTGCCATTGATAACTTTGTTAAAACAGGAAAACTTAACTTTAAAGATTTAGCTAAAAGCATTATTCAAGACTTGATAGCTATTCAAATGAAAGCTCAAGCACTGACTATCTTTAGAATGATGTTTGGTTACGCTACTAATTTCAATACATCAGTTCCTTTTAGCGCACCTGTTGGAGAATTTGCAAGTGGTGGAGAGCCGCCTGTTGGAAGGCCAAGTCTGGTGGGAGAAAAAGGTCCTGAACTTTTTATACCCCGCACAGCAGGGACTATTATTCCAAATAACAAAATGGGAAGTATGGGTGGCACTACAAATGTTACAAATAATTATATTAGTGCAATTGATACTAAATCGTTTGAGGACCGCTTGCTTGGTAGTTCTAATGCCATTTGGGCTGCAAATCAATATGCCGGAAAATCACTGGCAGTTAACAGGGGTCGCGCATGAGCTTCCAAACCATCTTTGAAATACAGCAATCTATGACAGTAAACAACCGAAGAATGGTTGGTCAACAGGTTGCTAGGTCTGGCTACATTACTGTGGCGCAATATCTAACGGCTGTGCCTTGGGTTTTTACTGTTCAACCACATGAGTATTTGTACTATCCACAGGTTAGAAGCATCATTCAGGCCATTGACAATAAAGACCGCCAGTTGCCAGAGACTATTACTTTTAATAGCAGCAATCTTTCTTGGTTCACCAAGATGCAGGGAACGGCTACTGCTGCAACTTTGAATGGTACGCCTACTGCTAATACTCAGACGCTTGCTTTGACCTCTAATGGCACATTCAAGGCTGGTGACTTCATTATGATTAATGGTTATACCTACAAGATTACGGCTGACTCTGCCGGCTCTTCTGTAGGTATTAACAGGCCATTGATTGGAACCCCGTCATCTGGCACAACCGTGTACATTGGTAATGCCTGTACATTTACTGTTGTGGCAGAAGCATGCCCCACATATACTCTTAATCCAATGACAAGCGGGGCCTATGTTCAATGGAATGCTCCATTTGTCTTTAGGGAATACATAACATGACAACTATCTATGCGGTTAATGGCCCTCAAATCATTCATGCAGAGTTCGTCAGACTCACTGTTGGGACTGCTGAGACTGTATATACATTCTGTAATGCTGCCGCACCTGTTACTGTGGACGGTATTACTTTTGCCAATCTTGGGGCTTTGCTTAGTGTTGGTGATGTTCAGCGCGATATTAAAGCTACTTCTGATGACATGACCATTCAGTTGACAGGTATTGACCCTACCAACATTGGAATCATACTTGGCAATGAAATTAAAGGTTCTTTGGTAGAGATTTGGCGTGGGTTTCTTGATTCAAACAATCAAATTATTACCTCACCTACTACCCAATTCTTTAAACGCTATCAAGGCATTATTAATAGCGTATCCATTACTGAAGACTTTAATACGCAAGCCAGAACAAGGGTTGCAACATGCTCTATTGCATGTTCTTCAATGAGGCGTATTTTAGAGAATAGATTGTCTGGTGTAAAAACAAATCAGAAAAGCTGGCAAATATTTTACCCAAATGACACATCCATGAATCGTGTTCTTGAGATTGCAAACACATACTTTGATTTTGGTGGAACACCACAAAGTCAAACACAAGCCAGTGAAACAACAACATCAATAACAAGAACAACAGATAATTCATCTGGAACGGTAATTATATAAATGATAAGACTAGCTACAAGATACGATATTCCAAGATTGCTTGAGATTGTTGAAGCGTATGCTTTTGAGAATCCAATTACAACTCTTGGAAGAATAGATAACCATGACCCAGTACATGTTGAGCAATTGTTGTTTAGCATCATGCAAGGAAAAGGATTTATTTACATTGATACAAGTTTAAGAGGAGCCATCATTGCTATTAAGCAAAGAAATGTATGGTGTCCCAAAGTTAAAGAATTACATGAATTGCTGTGGTGGGTTGAACCCGAATATCGCAACAGTACATTGGGTGGAAGATTATGGAAAGCGTTTGATAGTGCGGGAACTGAAATGTTAGATCATGGCGACATAGATTTGATAGTTACTTCAGTATCTTCCAAGGGTCCTTGGATTGATTACACTAAGCGCGATTACATAGCCGCAACGGCAAGTTTTGTGAAGGAATAAAAATGGTTGGGTCACTTATTGTTGCAGCATATTTAGGTCTAGAAGCTGGTGTTGCACTATCTTTTGGTCAAGCTGCTGTTGCCTTTGCAATTAACTTTGCTGTATCAACTATTGTTACCCGCATTTTTACAGACAACCCAGAACAACAAAAAGACATGGGTGTGCGGGAGCAAGTTCCTCCAAGTGGCGTAAATGCTATTCCTGTTGTTTATGGGTCTGCTTACATGGGCGGTACTTTTGTAGATGCGGTTTTGGCTAACTTGCAGCGCAAAATGTATTATGTGCTTGCGGTGTCTAGCATTAGTCCTAATGGACAATTTACATTTGACCAATCAGACATGTGGTTTGGTGACCAAAAGATTGTGTTTGATTCTGGTTCTGGTTATGAGCCGGGTAAAGTGGTTGCATTGATTGACCAAGCCGGCAATAGCAATACAAAAGTATCTGGTAGTTTATTTATTTATCTATTTACTTCAAATGAAGCTGGTGTTATTACGCCAATCAATAGCAGTGGCTCATTGCCAAGTAGCATCATGGGTGGCACTGATATTCCTGTAGCCCAGCGTTGGCCTTCTACTGGTAGACAAATGAATGGTTTGGCTTTT